AAAGCCCAATCAATGCAGCCCCTAGCAATATTGAACCGAGTCCTCTCCCTGCACCTGTAACAACTGGAGTAATAGAAAAAACTTCTCTGTCGCTCCAAGGTAAAAGCAAAGTATCTATTTCTGATTCTTTTACAGTTTCAGTTCCTAATTGAACTCTATACCCAACCCCATGTTCTTCGCTTTCAATCATCCATTTGGCTAATCCTTTAAAATTAGCAGTCAAAGCCTTTATTGCTTCCGCAGGGGTATTTACCTCAAGCTCAAAAGTCCCTTGACCTCCTAGCTGTTTTTTTAATGCCCCGTAAACCTTAACGACTTTCATGTTTTAAAACTTTAGCCGTGACCTTTTGATAATAGCCGCCGTACACATCCCTAGACGATAATCTTCCCTGAACGTGATGAAGCACAATGCCATTATCTAAATAAATCCCTGCATGGTTAGGGACCGGACTTTCTAATTGCATTAAAAATAAATCACCATAAGACACGTCACTCAAGTCAACAGAAAGAAAACCTTCCTTTGCGAAATTGTCTAAATACATATTTTCACCTTTCTCCCACCATTGATCTCTTCTATTGTAATCGTTTAATTGAAGACCAAATTCTCTTTTATAAAAGTCTCTTACTAAAGAATAACAATCAACAATCCCATGAGAAAATTCTCTCCCAACATAAGGAAGCTCAAAACCCGCCGGTTTATATGATCCCCAGGTTTCAGTATTTGGATTAACAATAAACCAAGGTAATCCGGATGCTTCACATGCAACCATATCGGCCGGACTTGGAGCAGGGTTTGTTTTTGGATGGCTGTGTATGACTGCTGTAATTTGTCCTTTCTTTTCTGCTTCTAAGTAGTCTTTTGGGTTTAATATAAAATGTTCGTCAGGGGTTTCCGCTATGTTTTCACATTTAAAATATCTATTTTTTCCCTTTACAACGTGAACTAATCCAACAGCTTCATTTGGAAAATCTTCCTTCGCATGAGCTAAAGCCTGTTTCTTTATACTTTCTGTTAGGTTCAAGTTTGTCTTCCTGCTGAAGGGAAAGAACCAAAAGGCAAAGTGCTATCGGCCCCAAATCTTAATTTACAAGAACCAACCCTTTTTCCACAACGGTCATTTGCTAGAGAAGATTCAACATTATCATTTACATCCCAATAGTTAGAACCTGTATAACCACATTCGCCAGAACGGTAAGCCCATTGGCAAATATTTCCGATCATTTGTCTTCTTGGAATTTTTACGCCCGGCAAATCTAATTTGCTTGCTAATTCAAACTCAACAATGTTTCTGTTCTCTGAAGATTTTCTATCTATAAACCATATTTCCATAGGCCATTGAGCGTTCGGGTCCGCCGCAGATTCCCCGTCTAAATATTTCTTAAGTGTTTTTATTCTCCTAACCTCGGCTCCTGTTAAGTCGTTCCCTGTCGTTGTTGTATTAACAACAACCAATAAAGCTGTGATTGTATTATCTAAATTTGAAATAGTTAAAGTAGGTCTAGGGAGTTGGCCCGTTGACGAATATTCAAAGCCTGAAGCCTCTACCGGCTGCCTTGAATATGGATTACCATCCCAGACAATATTGCCGTTAATATTCGCATTGCATCCATTATGAAACCTATAAATATCGCTTGAGCCGTGTAAATCATTAGACAATCTAACTTCAAATAATTCAATAATTGCACTTGGAGCTAATTTTGAAAGCTCTTCATAAACGCTACTAATTGCAGTCCAAACAACATTGTTGTCTGTAACTGTTGACCCTATATCTGTAGGCCAGTCAGGTTCCGAACCTGAAGAAGTCCCGGCCGTTGTAACTTTAAAAAACAGACCTGTTAGTTGGTCTGTTGCACCTCTTCTTATGTCGCCAAGGCTGTAGGAAGTACTGGCGGCCCACGATGCAACTGCCATTTTTTACGGCTCCGCTACTTGCTGAAAAGTAGCCGAAATAGACGCTCTATTTGCATAAGGGATTGTTTTATTCCAATTCTTACAGATGTATTTACCTGCGGAATCTCCCGGCGGTGTCCAACTAAAAGATTCCTGTCCTTTTCTCGCTACAAGAAAATCTTCAATTGTGTCGGCATCCGATTCGCTTAAATTGTCCCATCTTGGTTGGTACATTTTTAAATCTTGATTTAATCCAAAAACCAGCCGACTCGCATAACCGTCACCGTATCGGACTTCAAGAACTCGGGGACTACTAGATTTTGCTAACCCGTAATTTGGATTTATCGAAGGAAAATTTGCCATAAGTTAAACCGCTAATAATCCGCCCGGTCTTTTCTGGCGGACTAGTTCAGCCTGAATTGCTGCCCCTATCATATTGCCCAACTGTGCGGCTTGGTCGCCTTCACCTTCAACTGAAGAACCAGAAGCATCAACATTGACGGACACATTGACGGAACCACCTCCACCTAATTGATTATTCGGGATAATTGTTCCAGCCTGACGAGGAACAAAAAGTTCCGGGCCACGCTCCCCAACGATCGCAGGTTTCCCAACTGGCGGCTTTCCTCCTGCTGCAAAACCCGGGAGTTTTAAAAACTTGAAAGCGGCATTAATCGCCATATCTAACAACATGTCCTGAATTTTATTTGCAATATTTCCAAGCATTTCACCCAATGATTGAGTGCCTTTTATTAGTCCTTTTATCCCTTGCGCCAAACTTTGCGAAATTGTAACACCAACCTGTTTAAATCCTTCGTCAAGCATTTTTGTTAATTCAATTTGCTTTCTTAAAGATTCCTCTGCTTTCTTGTTTGCTTTTTCTTTTTCTAGTCTTTTCTTTTTCTCCCCTTCATCTTCTGTAAAGAAATTGCCAATAGCCGCACCTGCTTTTTGCAAATCCTCAATTCCTGTGACCTGCTTAACGGCCCATTTCATCCACTGCGGCAGGGAATCCCAAAACTGATTGACAAGTTGGAGGATTTTATTAAATGCTTTTATAAAAGGATCGACAATCGTCTTAGCAATTTTTCCAGCCGCTTCGCCCACTACAGCCGCGCCTTGTTGAGCCTTTGCAAAACCGACTTCAGTAGCTTTGATAAAGGCAAACCATCCTTCAGTAAGTTTTTGAATTGGCCCATCCTTGCCACTGGCAAGACCTAAACCTTCGAAGAAACTGCTTGCAATTTGCCCCAACAAACGGAAAGGCAACATAACCGTTTTAATTGCAAAGCCCAACGCTTCGACATTGACAGCAATGGCCCGAACGACCATTTTCAAAAGCTCCCCAACTTCCGAACCATCTGCAAAAATATTCTGAAACGCAACGCCAAGCCGTTTTATTTGACCTTGTATTGTATCCGACGCGGTAAAGGCTGCCCGAGCTGCCGCACCTTGCGCGTTTACTTGATTCTCTAAAAGTTGATTAAATTTCTCTAAATCCTGAATAGCTGGAGAAATACCTTTAAACGCTTCAATGCCAAAAGCCTCTTGAAGTTCAGCCGTTGAGAAGTCTTTTAATTTTGCTAACGTTCCACCTAGCCCATCAGCGGCAAGGGTGACGTCATTCATTTCAATCCCTAATTTTTTACCTGCCTGTCCGCTTGATATTTTTGCTAACGCTGCATTAAGTCCAGTGAACGCCGTTTCTGTTTGAGTACCTGCCGCAGTTGATTGAGCGATGACCGCGTTAACTTCTGACAGCGGAACTTTTAAGCCCGCCGCAGTTGTCGCGACCTTACCAATATTGCTTGAGTACTGGCCAATGGTGATAATTCCGTCCGCTTGAGTCTGCGCGAACTGATCCATTAAGAACGCCGCATCATCCGCAGTCTTCCCGTAAGCGTTTAAAACTTTTACAGCCGCGCCGCCTGATGTGTTGATGTCAGTGAATCCGCCAGTTGCTCCAAGACTTGCCGCTTTTAAAATCTTGGCCGCGTCAGCCGCATCGGTAAAACCAGCAGAGGCAACGTCATAAGCCGCCGAAGTCAATTCAACGACGCTTGCTTGTCCTTGCAATTCAGCCGATAAAACTTTTAAATTACCAACAAGTTTGTCACTATTTCCTCCAAGAGTTTCAAACTTTGCCTCGGCAAAATCTTGTTTAACTAACGTCGCAAATACTTGTTGAAGAACTGCACCCGCAGCAACTAACGCCGTAATAGGACCAAGCGCACTTTTTAAGGCTGATCCTGCGGCATGAATCCCCGGCGATGCCGCCTTTGCCGAAGCT